AATAACTCCACGGATGGTTTCGTTATTGGTAAAGTCCTGCAAGATAACAACATCTCCATTGGACTCAACTGTTTCAAGGCTAGAGACACGCTCAGATGCACGGCCTTCATAGCCAGTAGTCATGTTGTATCTGTCACCTTCAAAGTCATAGCAAAGAAGGGGAAGGGTAATGATGCGCTGGCGACGTACCGCAGGCAAGGCCTTTAACTGGTAGCCATTAAATGAGTCTTCTGTACCTACTGTCTGTCCTGATGATGGGTAGAGTGTAAAGCGTAGGGCAATAGATTCCTTTGGTGTCAAGTCAAACTGGTCAAGGCCAGTGATGTCCTGAGTAAAGTCAAAGTTATTATCTACTGTAATAATATCTGCGGCAGCACCATTGGCATCTACTGATGTCAACTTTAACTTGCCTACCATTGGTAAAGTCTGACGTAACTTAACCAACTCAAAGTGCTTATCTTCAAGGGTAAAGTAACGAATCTGTCCTGTCTGTAAATAACCAGATGAGATAAGAGTATCGGCTTGGAAGTAAACGCCAGTGGCTGCTGAACCAATTGCCAGTCTGTTTGTTGAGCCAATCATGCAGACAGCAGATGATTCGTTAGTTGTAGGAATTTGTAGGTGTGTTGCGTAACCCATTTGGTTAGGTGCAATTTCCTTGCTTAAGTCAATCTTAACTAGACCAGACTTCATGGTGCCATCACCATCTGAGTCAATGTAATTTGTTACTGTGCAGTATGCATAGCGGTCATTAAACGTGATGGACTTACATGGTTGACCTGTAAGAGTTAAGCCTGAAGCGGGCTCATAGCCATTGGTAACTACAGTCAATGGACCATAAGTAATGTAACCAGATGACACAAAGCCTGATGTATCAATGGTACCTACACGGATGCCCTTGTTGGTACCGAAGACCATGTACTTGCCAATGTATGAACCAATGGCATAAATCAATTCACCCTTTGGCATATCGGCTGCAGTGACTGCCTTGGTTAGAAGTGGAACTGCACCATTTGTATCGAGGGAAAGACGATACACGGTTGATGAGTCACCAGCATAGCCCGCTATGTAGATAGCATTAGGGCCTTCGCATACTCCAGTCCACTTCCAGTTTGTATTTGGATGTGCGTAGATGGGAAGGTTATTGTTAGATGCAAGTACTGCAGTACCTGTCATACCAGTTGCATACTGCTGGTCTGTATAATTGTGGTAGTAAGAAAACTCTGTAGCAGATGGGACTGCAGTTACTGAGAAAGTACCGTTGAATCCAGAACTAATAGAGGCAACTGTTACCTGGCTACCTACTGCAAAGTTATGCGCTGTAGAAGTCTTGAGTGTGGCTACGTTGTTTGCCAACTGGCCAGCAACTACTGTATAAGAAGTAATTGAAGTTACTTCGTAAATGTAATTGTTAATGCCTGCAATAATGCGCTGCTTAACCCAACCAAGGTTTACTGATGTAACTGTACCTACTGCTGCTGGGTGTGTAAAGATTGAAGTACCAGAAGAACCACCCGTCAATGGACCTTTGTAGATACCAGTTGCATTTGCTGCATAGTAGTTAACACCATCTTGGGCAAGGGCTAAAATATTTCCTGAGCCACCCCATGTAAGGGTGGTAGTTGTACCTGCTGCAGTAGTGCGGTATAAAGTTCCATCATTAGACCAAATAACTACATCTATACCATTGGTATCTGTACCACCTACCATGATTGGCGTTGTAGTAACTGATGTTGATAGTTTAGTAACATCTGGAAGAAGGGTAACTCGACCAGTGTTAAATACGTCCACGCCTGCAGATTTGTTAAAGCGTTGCCCAACTGTTGCACCTTCGACAGGTTCTTCATAGCGAATACCTGCACCATAGTTAAATGAGGATTGGGAGCGAAGCCACCAACCTGTAAGTGTCTGCTCGCCTGGTTCTTTTTGTTGGTCAATCTGTTGCTTACGGTACTGCGCTGTCTCACGCTTGTAAGGATATTCTTTTGATGGGCCAAGGAAAAACGGGAAGCCTGCAATTGCTATATCGTACTGATTGCTTGTATTCTCAAACGTGTCGCCAGAGTTGGCAGGCTGACCAATTGGGTCAACTGGACGTTCTGCAATATGTAGGTATCCATCGTAACCGTATGCCACATTAACTCCTTAGATTGTTTGAACATGAAAAAATGAGCAGTTTTAAGCCAGTGCTCAGGGCTACAAATTATTTAATTACGCGAAGCGGCCTTCATCATAAATAGTTGCATCAGCAATAGATACTGGTGGAGAAAATGAACCATCTTTTTCCATTACCCAATATGGTTTTACTTCACTATTACAAATAGGACCAGTAACATCAGATGAAAAAACAGTTGAATTGACGCGCATTACTTTTCCTTCAAATGATTCTTCAACAAAATAAATCAAAGGCGCTTCAACCCAATTGCCATTTTCATATTTTTTTGACATAACGTCTTGCCACTTAATGTTGTCATCTAAAAGAATCGAATTATCTACAAGATTTTCTGATTCAATATGAGCAAATGCAACACCGTCTTTTAGTTGTATCCAATTAGCCATGATTTCCTCTGCTTAAATGTATTCTATAATTTCATAGTAACAGGCACCTGTTACAGTAATTGTTGTAGAGTCAACAAGATAAACACCAAACTCTGCTGATGTTAAATCAGTTGCTCCCGCAGCAAACGTTCTTGTTCCAACGTAACTAGGCATTCCGCCTCTGCTTGTTGTAAGCGTTCCGCCTTCTCTTTTAGGGTCATTGCCACCACTTGGACTCAACGTTCCAGAGTCGGTACCAGTTGCACCTGCTGAACCAGCAGAACCATTAGAGAATCCACGAACGAATGTTTTTTTTGTAACGACAGAACTAATAGTTATGCTTCCAGCGGATGATGCGCTACCCCTTTGAATAGATTTAATTGGGCTAGTTGAAACGCTAGGAACAGGAAATACATTAACAGCCATTATACATACTCCACTATCTGCCAATAACAGGCTCCAGTTACAGTAAGGGTTGTTGAATCAGTAAGGTAAGCACCAAAAAGTTTTGTTGTTAATGAAGTTGTTCCTGGCGTAATTGTTCTTGTGCCAGAATAACTTCCCCAGTTACCACCTGATTGCCCTTGGCTACCATTTGTTCCAACAATTTCGCCGCCTGGGCTTAGTGTTCCAGCGTTAGTTCCAGTAATACCTACTGAACCAGCAGAATTATTTGAAAACGATGTCACAAATGATTTTGCTGTATTTACAGATGAAATTGTAACTGACCCAGCCGATGCAGCATTACCTCTTTGAACAGACTTAATGGGACTCGACGACGCAGATACAATGGGATATACAGCATTTCCCATATTACGCTACCTCTACGCCTGCAATGTGGAAGTTTACTGTAGTTGCTGATGCGCCACCTTTAATTGTTTTTGGTGTTGCGTTGGCAGCCAATACTTGTTTCATATCAAACATTGCTACTGAGTTAGCAGCAATTGCTGTTGTGGTAAACAAATCTGTGCCATCTAATGTAATAGTAAATGTTGCAGCAGATGATGCAGTATTCGTAACTACAATGTTGGTAACAATAGTCAACGTATTTGTTGTTGGTACTGTGTACAACGTTGTAGTTGTTGTAGTTGTTGCAGCACCTCGGAAGAGGGCTTTAGTTGTTGTAGCCATTAGTTACTACCTTTCCTATAACCATGCGCCCATGATTGTCATGAGCGTAATATCTTGTTCGTATCCATTGCCATCAAGTGACGTGTATTGTGGTGATGTAAGTTTTGTTGCAGTTGCAGAACCTAATGTTGGGGTTGTGAGAGTTGGACTTGTAGCAAATACAATTGGACCAGAACCAGTCTCATCTGCAATTGCTGACGCTAGGTTTGCAGATGTTGGAGTTCCAAGGAACGTACCAATTGCACCAGTGATACCATGTACGCCTGATGGGCCTGCGGCAATATGGTCCTGGAAGTCTGTTAAGTCCTGAGCAATAATGACGTGGCGTACTACAGCGCCAGCATTGTGGCTAGTTTGAGGCGAGCCATTGTAACCACGGGTAATGTTAAGAGTAGTACCAGAAGAATTTGTTACAAGTACAAGTTCCTCAGAGGCCGTGTTGTAGTCAAGTGCTACTACATATGGGTAACTGCTTGGATAACCAACAGGTGAGTTCGTTAAAGTAACAGCATTAGCCGTGCTGTTAATTGAACTGCTAACTGTGTTGTCAATTGCAGTAGCAGAGTAATATCGTCTGGTGGCCATGTGCTTCCTTTAACTTGTGTAGTGTGTGCGTGGTGGGAATTGTTCTTGCATACGACGTACTTCAACGAGTAGACGTTGCTGGTACATCTGCTGTAAAACTCTGCCAATATTTGCTGCAGAACCAACTGGGTCATTGCCCTGCTGTGCATCTGCTTCAGCAGTCTGTGCAGGTACACGGCCCATGTCTAGGTACATTGCTGTACGGTATGCAGCACCAAGAATAATTACTTCTCGTGCTGATTCAGACAAGCCAGTCATTGTGAAATCATCTGTATCATATTGCAATACAGTAGGTTTTTTAGTATACGTAATCATAACTGGACGGCCTGGGATAATACCTTCACGGATGGAGATAGTCTTGCCAGAACCCCATACAAGTGGGTTAGCCATGCGGTCAACACGATAGTGTCGAACTGGTAGCCATTCCTTAGATGGACCAATGGTCAGCCATGAGGCACCAAGTAGATCTACTGCTTCGTTAGGTAGGACGTAAGTTGTACGTGCTGCCTGCCAGTTAAAGATAGTGTAAAAAGTACCAAACAAATCTGGGTAAACTCCATCAATTGCAAGGTTAATGTTTCGTCGGATAACACTGCGTGGAAAGGAAGGCGCAATGGTTACACGAGTACCAGCCGAGTGTGATGCTGCTGTCGTGTCACGAAACCCTCTGCCATAAGCAGGAATCGTTGCAGTATTAGATGTTCTATCGAAGGAGTCTACCCAGATAAGTTCATCGTCAATTTCTACAAGGCCACGAGTAAGTACTGTTCCATCTGCCACTACGAATGTTGTAGCAGTTGAACTCAGTGCAGACGTCAGGTATGTAGCCTGGTCCTGGCGGTTGGTATAACCAGTAAGCGCAAGGGTTGTTTCGTTGATGAGGTCAATAAACGTACTCATGATGCAATCCTTGCCGCTGCTTCGTTAATGCCTAGGCCAGATGTTCCAGCCAAAGCGTTAAGCGCACCCTGTAAATCGTAGTTGTAGTTTCTGCCGCTATTGCGGCTTGCATATAAGGTATTCAATGCGCCAGCAATAGCAAGGCCTGTAGTACCAGCCCATTTATTGGCAGCACCCTGTGCGTCATATTGCGGCACTCCATTAAGGACAGTACCTGCCAAACGGTTGAGGTGGTATGTATACGTTAAACCATCACCAGCAGTCATTTATTTACCCTTCTTAAAATTGTTA